GAGATATAGATGCCACCTATGCAGGTGAGTGGAAAAAACTAAAAGCCAACATGATATTAGACAAAGAATTTGGAAAGGTAATTTAATGTATACATTTGTAACATCATTTAGTAAGGAAGGATTTGATAGCTATGCTAAACATATGCTTGAAAGCGTTAAGGAAAAGTGGAATCCAGAACATTTTAGACTCGTGGCGTATTACCATGATTTTAATATTGAAGATGTACCTCACCCTATTTGTGATACTATTAGCTACCGTAATCTAAATGACATAGAAGAGATGCTTGAGTATCGTGAGCGTATGAAACTACACGATGGTACTGAAGGTGGCAAGATGCCATACAACTGGCGGCTTGATGCAATCAAGTGGTGTCATAAAGTTTATGCAATGACAGACCTTGCGTTTGAAATGATGGATGTGGATGACAAATACATTACCGCAGGTATTGAACCACCTGAAAACAATTGGATGATTTGGATTGATGCTGATACAGTAGCTACAAAACGTCTTGATGTTAAACGTCTAGCTGAATGGTTACCAGATGCGGTTGACCTAGTACATTTAGGAAGAAAGGATACAGATTACAGTGAAACAAGTTTCATGGGCTTTAACTTGGGGGTTCATAATGCTTGCAGTCTCCTTGCTGACCTTAGAGGTGCTTACACTATTGGTGAGGTAGTTGCTTATCGTGAATGGCATGATGGCTTTATCTTTGAACGATTGTTAAATATTTATAAAGCACATGGTATGGAAGTACATAATCTTTCACCTAATGTAAAAGGACTAGCAGCATTTGAGCAGTCACCTTTATCTGAATACTTTACTCACTTCAAAGGTAATCTAAAGAAGAACCTAAGTAATACTACAGTAGCACCTGATGTTAATGGACCGAAGCGTTATCAACAACTGCTTCAAATGATTCTTCATTACCGTCCATCTAATATTGTTGAGACAGGTACATGGAATGGTGGACGTGCAATTCAAATGGCAATGGCTGCATTTCAGTATACAGATAGCGTACATTACGTAGGCTTTGATTTATTTGAAGAAGCAACCCCGGAACTAGACCACATTGAACTAAACTCTAAACCACATAATACATTAGAGGCAGTAAATAAAAGACTGTCTGAGTTTAGTGTTAAGATGTTTGAACAGGGTAAAGAGTTTACCTTTGAATTATTTAAGGGAGATACAAAGAAGACGCTAAAAGATTGTGAAGCCATTAAAGATATGGACTTTGCTTATATTGATGGTGGACATTCTTATGAAACAGTTAAGTCTGACTTTGAAAATTTAAAGCATATCCCTGTACTTGTCTTTGATGATTACTTTTCTAAAGATAAGGAAGGACGTATGCCTGAGAACGATGGTGTCAATGAGCTTATGAAAGAGGTTGAAGCTTTCGGTAAGGTAGTTCTTCCTAGTAATGATATGGTTAAAGATGGTGGCGTTACACATCTTTGTTTTGTTGCTATGAAGAAGGGTTTACCTAAACTACCTGAAGAACTTACACGTGTACCTATTGTTGTTACACCAAAAGACTCACGACCTAAAGAAGAAATTATTGATAATGTCCTAGCCAATAAAAAACTTATTGAAGATTTTGATTGGATTAAAACAAGTAAGATTAATAATGAAACAGCAATCATTGTTTCTGGTGGACACAGTATTAACTTTTCAGAGTTAAAGAAACGTATTAAGAAAACTAAAGCTAAAGTATTCTGTGTTAAACACAGCTATCCAATGCTACTTGAAAACGGTATCCAACCGTTTGCCTGTGTCATCTTAGACCCTCGTCCTATTACAGGTACAAGTACACATGGTGTAGTACGTAAGGATTTGTTTAAGACAGTTGACGATAAGACTATTATGCTTGTTGCTTCTATGACTGACCCATCTGTTACTGAGTACCTACTTGAACAAGGTGCTAATGTTAAAGGTTGGCAAGCATACTCAGATGCTTTGCGTGATATGTCTGTTACAGATAAGATTGTGGTGGACAAGGCTACAGGTATTGAAGAAGGTTCTACTCTAATTACTGGCGGTACTTGTGCAGCTATGCGTACCATTGCCATTGCGCATACACTAGGGTTTAGAAACTTTGAACTGTTTGGATTTGATTGTTCTGTTGGAGAAGTAACAGAAGAAATGAAAAAGGAAACAACTGATACTGAAAAGTCTAAGCCTAAGTATATGCAGGTAGAAACTTCAGGACAAAAGTTCTGGACTACAGGTGAGTTACTTGCAATGGCACAGGACTGTGAAAAGTTATTTGATAACGACCAGATGGATATGGGTATTACTTTCCACGGCGAAGGTACTCTAGCTTCAGCCGTTTGGAAACAGTCTAAACGTGGACAAGAAAAATACTATACGGAACTATTGAATGACATCGCAGCTTAAAGAAAAACAAGAGAAGTTCTGCCAAGCTTATATCCTGCATCGCAATGCTACAAGAGCAGCTATTGCGGCAGGGTATAGTGAGGCATCTGCACACAACCAAGGGTATAGACTTCTTCAAGACGATAAGATACAGGAGCGTATTGAAGAACTAACCAATGAAATTAGTACAGATGTAGATGTTATCTCTGAGATTGAAAAGCAGTATGAGCAAGCAAGGAATGCTGGTCATGGGGCAGTAGCCCTAAAAGCCCTAGAGTTATTGTCTCGTGTACGTGGAAACAACACAGAGGACAATGATGCCACACCTGAATCTCTTGAAGCAGAGATTGTGGGAACCATGCAGATACTAGGTTTTGAAAAGGTGTTCCAGCTTCTTGCAGAAGCGTTTCCTGAACAGTTTGAGGGTGAGGAAGAAGAAGACGATGAGACTTTACTTCTTACCGAAGAACTTACTAGCACTACGGACACCGAAGCTGGCAGCGACAATGACACCTAGTGTATACTGATACCAGTCAGGCATAGTTGCTAATGCACCAAAGCCATCAGCTACAATTGTCCTGCCCCAGTCACCACAAAAACTAAGTATCAATGGTGCTGAGAAAATTAATGTAAGCCACTCATCTTTCCAAGAAGACGCAGAAGCATCTGCCATTTTAAGGTCCCAGTCTATTTCACCTGTGGCCTTTTTCTGCATGACAATAGCTTCAGCTTTGGCGTGGGCTACCTTTGCATCTGTCTTGGCCTTTGATGTTTCTACTGAACCTTTCAACCAAGTACCTGCTAATTCTGCAATGGGTCCTATTAGAAGGTTTAACATAGGCTTCTCCTGTTATTTGTAATACTTGTCCAAACATTATTCATAAGATTCCTGCACCACAATACCTTCACCAAATACACTCATTTCATGTGTACCTGATTGAGTAGAAAGCTGAAATTGTATATCTGTTTTTTCATTATACTTAAATGGTAAACGTCTTTGAATATTCATGTTACCAGTAAATGTAGTTCTAGCTACAACATATTCATTTCCATTATCATAACGAACATAGTTTTTAAATAGACCGGGCTTTGATGCAGTACTGTCACTAGAAAAAGCATCAATACGATAAAGATAAAAACATTTACCTGCAGGTACAGTATAAATACTTGCTTGATTACGACCAACCCCAGCTAATATTTTAGCGTATGTTGTGCCACCATTTGATATAGTAATAATACCTACGTTTGTTCCTGTGTCAGCATATATAACATCATTAATTCTAAAGAAACCTTTAGTTGTTACAGGTGCAGTAGTACTATTTGCAACTACTGTTTCAGAGATTTCATTATAGTTTATATCCAAACCAATAATGGTTACGGTTCCACCGTTGTCAGAGGCAGATGCAGATGTTACAGTCATTGGTAATGCAGACGTTGGGTATGTGTATGCTGTAGCATTTTCCCACAAAGGAATGAATGTTGTTGTAGTGGAAGGTTGCCAACCAAATATATTACGGATTTCGTGGTTAAGAATTTGACCACGGGATATCTGTAATTCAAAAGGTTCGTTTTTACCGACCCTAGTTATTGATTGTGTTACTGACATTTAACCACTCCCATTCTTCCTCATTATAAGGTATCATTAAAATTCTCCACTTGCCATAGCGTCTGACAAAATCTTGGCTCTGCGTCCTACCTGCCTAGCCCATCTGGAATCTAACATCTCCCTTGAGGCGGCTTCAAAGTTTTCTTCATGGATAGCATTCCACATAAGTTTAAACTTACACAGTCTAGGTACACCCATATTAAATGCCATGTCCATTAATATTAATTGTCTCACACTATCTAAGTTTTCTACACAAGTATGTACACGACATAGTTCATTCTCTACAATAGCAATGTCATTGAGGGCTAGATACCTTGCATCCGCTTCAGATATTCCATGCTCATAGACCACCTCCATATTCGGAATGTCAAGGTAGTCTAGCTCCTCACGACTGATACCACGGTCCTTTAGGTTCCTTCCAATACCAATGGTATCAATACCAAGACTGTCTTTATAAACAGTCAAGACCATACCTTCATGGTCTATTAGCTTATCAAGAAAGTGTGAACGGTTGTACTTCATTTTGTGGTCCTTGATTCAGTAATTCTGTGATTAGATGTACCCGGATTTTTACCTTCGTGGTTCATCCACACAGCAAAGGCTCCTGTCATTGCGCCAGTTACTACAGAGACAAGCCCTGCTTGCGCTGCACTAGGGTCAGGCAAAGACATAAACCATTCTACTACACGCCAACTCATTAATGTCATAATCAACATCATAAATCGTGGCAGTAATTTCCATTCTAATATTTTTTCTGAAGCCATTATGAAACTGTACTTACTGGTTTAAAGATATCTAGTCCACGTAAACGTGTTCTTGATTTAGCATCTTTTTTAGAACGTGGCATTGAGTAAGAAGAAGTTGCTGCATCATAGGTAGCACCAATAGGACTAGGTGTAATACCATAGAGTGATGCTAAGTAAGGGTCAATCTTTGTAGGGTCATACAGATTAGTCGTAGCTGTACCTACACCCTGACCATAGTAAGAAGGAGGTGAAGTAGGTACTGCGGATACTGCAGCATCTGTAGCAGTAACAACTACCTTTTTTTCTTGTCTATCATCGCCGCCATCGCGTCCACCACCTATATCAAATGGGTCATATTCACTACGACCTGTATAAACTGCATCAAAAAGGTCACTAGGTTGATAAGCTTTATCACCAAGGCGTTGTCCACCTGTACCCATAACAGAATCAATAATAGACCCTAGACCTCTTGCAAGAGAACCCGGAAAACCTTTAGCAGGAGAAGTTACACCCATAATATTACCTTTATCATCAGTAATAATATCATATACACCTTCTTTTAATCTGTCTTGTATTGCTCTTGAAAGACCAGTATCACGTGCCTCAAGTTCTTGCATCTGTGCTTGAGTATAACCTGCTTGTCCACGCTCACCACCAAACAATCTTTGGTCACGTGGAGCAGCACTTTCATCTCCATATGAAACAGGACCTCTATCAAACTGTCCTTCATATGCACCACCTTCATAGCTACCAAAGCCCGGACCTACACTACCCTGATAAGTATCACTTACGTCTACACCGGGTGTGTAATCATCGCTTGTCTCAGCATCAATACCAGTGTCAGCATCAATACCGCTGTCCTTATCGTTGCTTGTATTACTAGAAGAACTACTTTCTTCTCTGGCTCTATCTTCATTAGGATTATAAGAAGGAATACCCATTGGACCAGCAACACCTGAACCACCTAAATCTTTTAATGTTTTGCCTTCTTCAGGTGTAATCCACGCAAGCATATGTAATGTACCATCAATATCAATAGTACGAGGTACTTTATTAACAATACCTGCTAATCCCTTGGTATCCTTTGTTTTTTTCTTAGCCATTAGTCTAGTCCTTTTCCGTTTAACATTTCATATCCCCTTATCATTCTATTCCAAGGAACTGGTGCTTGGTTAATAGCTATCTCAGGGGTTTCTTTTGGCATAAAAGGTATAAATATATTCTCATCTGCACCTGAAATTATTTCAGCTTTAAACTGAGAGAAGTTTCTTCTATCATCCATAGTAAGACCATTAATAATATCTGTCATGTCAAGACCTAAAGTCTTATATAATTTTAACATATCTCTTGTATTTTTAAAACCTTTAAGACGTACTCTTTGTGCATCCTTAAACTTATCCATAATTTCATCTTCAGTTGCATTAGGTATTTGAAAAACTTTATTCATTTGTTTTTGAGAATTATAAACATTATTAAATTCAGGATTAAAATTAAACCTCATGCCTGTTGAAAGGTCTGCACGTTGTGTTTTTAATCCAAGTAAAGCTTCAAGTTCGGTGGCACTTTCGGGAATTGTAGAGTAGTAATCAGTCATACCACTACGCTCATAGTCCTGTCTGCGTTCCCACCACTTATAAAAACCGGGGTCAGCAATATCAATAACACCGCGTCCTAGTTTTTGAAGCTTACCTTTTAATGTAGGCTCTTCACTATAATCTCTACCTCTTGCTAAATCCAATACAGCTTCAGTAAGCATAGACGGTCCAAGAAAAGGACTAATAGTTTGGTCTATTAAAGCTGTCGCAGTTTTATTAAATTCATAATTAGTTTTTTCAGAATCCATACCAGTACCCATCATAATTAAATCATGTGAGTTCTTTGCAAAAGATTTAAGATAACTAAATGGGTCCCATGCTCCTACGTTTACATAGTCAACTCCCCAATGATTATTTTTATCTTTATTTATAGGGCTTAAATAAATCTTATCTTGATTAATTTCATAAGCAGGTCCAACCATATCTAATGCTTGAGCCTGTTCTTCATCTATATTATAAAGCGCACGTGAACCTGCGGCAGCTATGGCTGGTGCTGAACCTACAATAGTCATGCCACCTAATCTTTTTGCGCCTTCTTTTTGAAGAACATTATTTCCAGATGTTAAATCTTTCATAGTATATTTTGCAAGGTTCTTACTAATACGTGTCATCTCTGCAGGAAAAGACACAAAGTCACCTACAGGTGTAACACGCAAAGCTTTAACTGCAGTAGGAACAAGGTTATAGTTAGGCATCATATCTCTTGTTCTTTGTGCAGCCATTTGAATAATTTCTTCTTCAGGAATATCTGGATAAGCTTTACTCAAATAGTCTTTTGTTTTTTCAAAGTGAACTATTTTAAAATAATCATCCTCTGCTTGATATAAATTAGTAATATACTCATCACCCTTTTTTGCATATTTTCTAGCAGCCTTACCAGTAGAAATATTGTCCATCCATCCATCAATATCTTTAGCAGCAACCTGCATATTTTTTCTAATCTCACCTAACCCTAAATTTGAATTAGTAATTCCAAGCCTATTATATAGTGCTAATCTTTTACCTAAATCAGCATTGCTTTTTTTACCAAGAGTAGACAACACAGACTGCAAAGCAACGCTTGCAGACTCACCTGTTGGAAGCATACCATTAGCACCTAACATAGCATAGTTACCTACAATATTTTTACCATGTGTTGCTGGATTATAAACTGTTTTAACTTTTTGTGATATACCTTTTGCAGCAACCAACCAGTTAAGAAGCTTACTATTAAATGTAGGATTTAATCCATCTTTCATTATTTTTAAATATTCTTCATCAGCATAAACACCTTGGAGAGGATTTTTAATTGCACCAGAAGACAATGGACCCTTACCAACAATTGCATTTAAAGCATTAGAGCCTACTTCTGAAGTATCAACCATTGTTTCTTTTGCGCGAAGTTCTGCTTGACCGCGTATAAGATTAGGATTAGCTTCCATAATTTCATCAACTCTTTGTTGAAATTTTCTTTCAAGAGTAATAGCCATGTCCTCAAGAAATTTATTTTCTGCATTTAATGTTGCAAGCTTTTCATAAGTTTTTGAAAAGTTTTTAACAGGGTCTTTTACTTCCCCAAACAAATCTCTTATTTCTAAAGGAACATCTTTTCTTTTTGTTAATGGTTTTGCTTTATTATATATTGCTTGCTTGTTCGCAATGTCTTCCATAAAATCATAGAAAGCATTTTTATCAGTAGTTGTAGTACCTACAAGTTTTTCTAACTCAAGCTGTACTAGTGGGTCATCAATAGAAACATTGTTTTGTCTTGCAATAAAAGCTGCCGCATTGTCTACAACACGGTCACCAATTTTTCCTTCACGGTCTAATCCATTCATACGACTAGAAACTCTTTTTTGAATTTCCTTTTTATATTCTGGATTATCAAATACTTCATATGACCTATTCATATAAGTACCTAAACTATTATCAATTGTTAAAGAAAGATTTGAACTTGTACCTGTAGAACGAGACAATTCTTTTTGAACTTTATTAAGTTCAAGTCTCATATCATCTACAATCTTTGCAGTTTCTGGTGACTGTGATTGCAATAATATCTTAGCATCCTCATTACCTTTTAATGCTTGGTCAACTACATCCTCAACATAATTTGGATTTGTTTTAATTTGATTTGTTAAATTATTTTTAATAGACGTTTCTAAATCATTTGCATATCCTTGCACAATTTTCATAGCAGAGCCAGCACCAGCTTCTCTTTCAATAACACGTGCAAGTGTTTCGTCATCTGTACCTCTACGAGAAGTAAGATATTGTTTAGCTTTACGACCTATCTTAGTTTTACCAATAGGTTCTGTAATAGTATTAAGTCTTGTAGATACTGAATTAATTTTATTGCTAATCTTGCCTTTATGTTTCTGAGCAAGAGCAGGAATAAGAGAGCCTAGACCAGCAAATCCTACAACTAAAGGAACCTCAACGGCAATGTTTTTTAAAAGAGCATTAAAATAATCAGAAAGTTCTGGGTTTGTAGGGTCATTAGAATATGCTTCTAATCTTTTTAATGCATCTGGATTATCTGACAACAAAGCATAAACATAATCAACAGAGTTTTGTCTAGGGTCTTCAACAATTGTTGTACCTACTGCACCTGCTAAACCATAAGCCCCACCTTTTGTGGCTAGTTTAGTTTTACGACCCATTTTATTAACCATGTTTGCAAGACGTGGAGCAATGGTTCCAGACTTTAATGCAATGTTTGCAAGGTCAACTACTTTTTTTGTACCTAAAACATAAGAACCTATGTCACCAGTTATCTTTGAAGTTGCTCCTAAAATTCCCTCTCCATGATAAGGGTCAGTAAAAGCGTTAGCAGCTTGTTCAACTTCTTCAGGTATATATTCATCTAAAGTTTTTTTAAGTCTATCATATGTATCTTCTTCAAGAACTGCTTTTGTTCCAGCATCGGTAAGATTAACAACACCTTCTGCAATTTTACCAATCATACGTGTAGGTGCTAAAAATATCTGGTCAATAATTGTAGGTTCAGTAGGGTCTATCCCACGGTCAAGCATTGCTTTAATACGTGGCTGCTGTTTAAAAGCATCAAACTTTTTATTAGCAGCTTTAAACTCATTAACATCTATTCCTTTTTCTTGTACAATTTGACGAGCAACATCAGGCGTAAGTTGACCCTGCTTTGAAATCTCTTCCAAAGTTTTATAAGTTTCTCTAAATGTGTTAGACCTATAATCAAGAGCCATTAATAATCCTTACATATTATCAATTGATGAAGAAATACTTGAACCTGCTCCTGCAGTATTATTATTTACAGCACCTGCATTTCCAGACACTGAAGTATTGTCTGGAACTCCACCATCTTGTTTAGGTTTTTTTAGGTCACTCATTATTTCATCTATAATTTCTTTCATTCTAACTTCTTGAGCAGAAGGCTTATCCTTATATAGTCCGGGATTTTCTAAAACTTCTTTACGTAGCTGTGCTTTAGCATCCCCTAAAACTTTATTTATTTCTAGTTTATATGCAGGTTGACCTAAAAGACCTTCACCATAGTAAGCTTCAATTTGTTTACGTAATTCTGTATCTGATTGGAATTTAGTTTCTGGAGGACCCATAATATCATAGATATCGGCTGATGATTTAACACCTAACTGTGCTAACTTTACGTCAGCTTCTGCTTGAGATATTTGACCTTCAAGTAATTCAGTTTTAATTTTAGTTATTTCATCTTGAACTGTTTTCTTTTGTTCTTCTGCATACGTTGCAGCACCGCCTAGTTGTGCGCCAAGTCCTGCTTCGGGGTCTGCCGCAGCATAACCAATAAGCAAGTCACTAATATAATTTATAGGAGAAGAAGCTTTTTGTAATTGTTCCTGTCTTTCTTTTGAAGCCTTTTGTTGTTCAGCCATAACCTCTTTAGAAATAGAACCATATTCTTCTTGTGCCTTAGTTTGTCCTTGTAAAGCTTTTATAAGATTAGCCAAGTAATCCTCTTTTTCTTCTGCTTGAGCCAGTGGAGATGTATCTTCACTGCCTACACCCATACCTGCAGCCAACTTCTGTACCATGCCAGACAAGCCACCACCAGACTGATAAGCTACACGTCCACCCGAATTAAAGAAACCAAAGCTACTACCTACTTTACCAACTGCACCTAAGATACCTGCAAGATTTTGTGATGAAGAAGGTGAAGCAGTAGGTTGGAATTGTCCATAAGATTGGTAAGGATATCCATAAAGAGTAGACTGATACTGACCAAGAGCCTGATAAGGGAATTGTTTTTGTGCTTCAGCTTCTTGATACGCAATGTCCAGCCCTGCCTGTGTCATGCCACGTTGTGCCTCACCAATGCCAGACAATGCAGTAAGTTCTGTAAGAGCCTGACGTGGCGCAGCCTGACCAAGAGCAGACAACCCAGAAGCTGCAGCACGTTCACGTTCCTTCTGTGCCTCAAAAGAACGTAGCCCTGTTTCATATGCAGCTTGTGAACCTCTAGTCTGTATATCACCTAAACGACCTTGAAGATTTCGTTGTGCTTCTGCTTCAAGAATGGCCTGACGAGAGCCACCATATCCACCTGCACCTGCAGCTTGCTGGCGAATTTGCTGCATAGGTACTTGTGCTTGACGTACTGCTTCACGCTTTTCTACATCTACAACTGCTTGTTGATAGGGCGACATATACTGAGCAGCGGTAGTAGGGTCAAAGCGTTGTGTCTGTCCTAGAGTAAGAGCAGCGGCAGGAGCAAAGTATTGCTGACCTGTGCCTACAAGACCTGCAATGCCTTGCATAGCTGCTAGTTCATCAGGACTAAATCCTGCAATACGTGGACCACCATAGGTCTGATAACCCAAACCTTTCTGTGTTTCATAAATATTCTTTGCTTCTGCAAGAATATCTTTAAGTCCAGACTTATAATCCTCTGGTACTGTATATGTAGGTGTAACCGCCATCTTACCTTAACTCCTCAAGTTTCTTATCGCCATTAATTTGTTTTATCTGTTTAGTTGTACCAGTTGAATCTTTACGAACATCGTCTAAAAATTTATCCAGTTTTTCTGCACCTGAATCAGATGAGCCATTACCTAAGTTAGACACTACATCTGCAGGTATTACATACTCATCCCTACTAAGAAGTGCATTCTTAATTACAGGGTCACCTTGTACTTTAAATGGAATTTCATCTGACATTCCATCACCACCATTATTATCTACATCAATCATACCTTCAAACGCACCATCAGGTCCTGTTCGCCCTACCTCTGCAACTGAACCACCAACTGTCCTACCTGCAGCCAACATAGCTGGTAACCCATCCATATCGTCCATAGGCGGCTGTTGTGGTGGCATTGGTGGTTGCATAGCCATTTCCTGTTGAGGCGGCTGCATGGGCATTGTAGGCTGTTCTACAGGCATTTCCATTTCTTCTGGCTCTGCATTATAGTCAGCAATTTTATTACGTCCAAAGTTCATTAACTCCTGCATAGCTTCTTTACCAGAAGTAGAAGCAGGTTGTTGCATAAGACCTGAGATACCACGGAATACTTCTTCAAGATTAAAAGCTTCAGGTAATCCGGTACGTGGATTAACAGTCAACTGCCCCATAGACTTTAACATATTAATTTCTGGCTTTGACATATGCACAAGTTCAGAATCTCCTTGCCTACCCTTTAGTGCAAGAAGTCCTGAAATGCCACTCATCGGGGCTTGTCTGTTAATAAAGTATGCCATTACGTGTTTACCTTGTTTGGTGACATATAGTTAGACTGTGCCTTAGTCATGTCTGCTTGAAAGTTACTGCTCTTATTATACAACGAACCAAGGTTTAATGCCATACCTTGTGTTGTTTTTGTTCCAAAATAATCATTAGTTTGTACGACACCCTGATTAACATTTGTAATATAAGTACCATTATTTAACATATCAAAATATTGTTTACTGTTCATTAGTTAAAATCCACCCATCCAGTTCCCTCAACATAACCCTTAAACTTACCCTCTCCCGAAGAAAAAGCAACGTCACCATTTTTAGGTCTTCCTATTTCTGATACAGTTACTACTGTATATATATTTTTAGTAGGCGCAGAATCTACCTGTCTATCTCTTATGTCTAATTCATAACCTAATAAATCAGCAAACTGTCTAATCTCAACATAAAGTTCTTCCGGTGTTAAACCAGAAGCTAAAGTATAAGATGGTAGTTTAGGATAGTTAGCCATTATCTCATACCGTCCGGTTGAATATTAGCACGTACCGCACCCCAACGCCATGAACTATCAGAACTAGCAGACACAATAATCTTTGCCTGTCTTCCTCTACCACGTAAATCTACTTTCTTAGTAGTCTGTTGAATAGTATAGGGGCCTTTAGTTATAACAGGACTGTTAGGATATTCTTGAAACTGTAATGTTAATTCAATATTACCATTATTTGTAATAGTATAATCAGGAACAATACGGTCTATAAATAAAAGACTATTACCATCTTCAATATCAAATTCACCAGACTCTAAGTAAGACGATAAAATTTTACCATCCCCGGTATAAACATCTTTAGGTTCATTATTCCATACATAGTTGGCTGCAGTTGCAGATACTTTACCTGTAGCTATTGTATCTTCAAAAATACTATGGTCTGAGAAAGTAGAATAAAATGAACTACCAAACGCCCAATGATTTTCTTTATAGTTATAAATAATATAACTATTAGGTTCAGTAGAATTTTGGTCAGGATATAACCAAATAATTTCATTAAACTCTGAGTTAATACCTGCAAATACTTTATCTTTATTTACTTCATTAAAACTGTCATACAAGTATCTACGTACAGTACATGGAAGATTTCTTACACGTCCATCAAAAGCATAAAAGTTATTTTCACCCATCCAATAAGCAATACCATCAACATCAATAGCTGCATGAGGTGCTATCAAACCACAGTTAGTACCTACTTGCTGGAAGTTAAAAATAAATGGTGGTCCTACAAACTGCTGAGTATACATTGAACTGTCTGTCCAAATAAAGATAGCATTACGTGAACGAACAGCCCCTCTAATTTCTGTACCTCCTGCAAGAATTACCTCACCAGATGTAGAAGAAATAGAGGGTGTCCAATTATTAAAGTTTTCTTGGTCAGACCAACGAACAAGCAATGGATTATATTCAGATGTTCCAAACTCATTAGAGCCATATGAAATTAAATGTCTATCGTTGGGAGACACACGAATGTAATTATTAATTGAAGGGGCTGCTGAAATAACAACTGCACGTTCAGGTGTTGTTGAAACATCTACATCAAGATAAAATATCTTACCACCGCGTCTACAAGCCACTAAATCCTCACCCCAGTTATCCAATGTCCATTGAGAACTTTGGAATGTAATAGCACCTGTTGCTGCAGGACGGTTCCACGCTCTTGCACTAGTAGTAGACACACCTGCATTATATTTAGATGCACCGTAACCAGTACCCTGAATAGGGGTAGTATTTTCATTAGGTAAAATAAATTGTAAATCTGCAGTACCGCCATCTGTATATGTAGCCGCTGCAGAAGTTGTTGCAGAAATTGTAAAGTTATTAATACCACCTACAGCAACAACTGAATATTCTCCTGAAAGAATAATACCACTATTACCGATTGAAGTTGCAGAACTAATAAAAATTCTGTCATTGACAGACACACCGTGGTTTGTTATACTTATACTTACAAGAGGAGAATTAATCTGTGTATTCATAACACTTGTTAAAGTAGTAGCAGAAACAAAAGGTGTACTATCATAAAGTTCATTTGATAATACTACATATAAATACTTCTCAGTACCAAAAGATATTAACTTTTTAGTATCATTATCTGACCATGTTAAAATATCACGAGCAATTCCATAGTAAGGTGTATTAAAATTTTTTTCGTATCCACGAAAGTTTTCTGGCTTTCCTTCACGAAAGCGTACACGGTTACCATCATACCACTTTCCATCTTCAGCGTATTGCGTAGATTCCCTATGAAACCCCGGAAGAAACTCAAGTTTAGAAAGTCTACCTGCTGTAGAAGCCATCTAATATCTACCTTGTCATGTTAGTTATATATGCACAATCAATAACTGCCGTTGTAACACTTGCAGTAACAGAAACATTCCGAATACTATAAGCCATTACATCAACAGCGGTTGTTGCAGTATTTGTAGGAGCAGTACCTCCACTAAATTTAAAATCATTTGCAAAAGATAAGGTATGTGCAGCACTTGTTAATGCAAAGTAAATAAGACCTTGCTGACCAACATTAATATTATCTGGTTGTCTTAGTGTACTGTCTGCAGCCACGCTTACAATAAAGTTATTACCAGTATTAAAATCTACAGCAATAAGACTTGTATCTGAAACTGCGATAGTTACAATAGGTGAATAAGAATATCCACCATCAATAGCTACCTGACCAGTAAATGTATTGTCTGAACCAATTGTATTGGCATACCCAATGCTTGAATTAACATAACGAATATCTGTAGTTGACAGTGCCATTAAAGCAGGATTAACTGCAGTTGTATTAGCAATAAATGTAAGGTTGCCTGTTGCAGTTACAGATGTAATAGGGTCAACAGTTGTTGTTTCAATTTCACCAATACTTGTAAGTACTAAACGAGTTGATGCACCTCCTGTTGGAAGTCCTATACCTGCGCCATCAATACCATGAACATTTGTACCATCTGTTGTAATAACAAATGTACTTGTGCCTGTTGTTGATGTAGGTACAGTATAACCTGTTGCTGTTGCACCAGTATTAATAATACGTAGTGTACCAGTTGAAGATGTCTGTGTTACTTTATTGTGAACAACATATGTTTTTCCAACGGCAGGAAGAACAATGTTAGCTGCTGAAGCACTAACAACATAGCCTTGCAATTCTAATGAAGCTGAACGTGCCTCATCAGTAGCACCGTTGTTAGTTGTTAAAGCTGTATCATTAACAAGCTGTACACCTGTAGAACCAATAGTTACATATGCGCCAACGGCCTCATCAACCATGTCAATGACGTTTTGATTTAGAATGTCACCCCAAGAGTTTGGATTTTCTCCATCGGCCTGTTGCTCTAGTCGGATTCTACTGGTATAAGTTGAAGGCATATCTTATTTCCTATCTTTAAACTGTTGTGCTTATTATATACTATTTTCTTGAATCAGACAATATACGGTCTAACTTATCTTCCACTCTATGCAAAGCTTCCATAACCCTACCCATTTCTTCTTTAAGTTCTCCACGTGTTGCATATTCTTCTCTTGTTTTATTAAGAAGAATTTCAAGACGCTTTATTTCTTTAGTTGTATTATTTGCCCACCAACCAAACCCAGCGGCAATAAACATAAGAAGCATATCAATAAGGTTTGTCATATCCATTTAAAATTCTCTTTTATCAGGCCATGCCTGAATAGGTGCAGGTCCATCATTAATAATATTTGTAACTCCATCTACTGTTGTAGTAGTGGTAGGTGTTTCAAATAAATTAATAAATTCTGTAATAGATGTACAAGCATTAATCTTTGTTTTAATTGTTTCAGACGCTGCTACAATTGCAGTACGATAGTCAGAGACACTTGTAGGTATTACACGACTACGTTCTGTATTTGCAATAATCATCCAGTCACTGTCTTGAAGTAAAGAATATGCAGTTTGATTAGTTTGGTTTTTCCACTGTGTCTTTAAACCATATTGATATTGTACAATACCAAAATCATCTGTAACTGTTACTGATGTTTCAGCATCAACTTGAACAACATCCTCTAGATTTTTAGGAATATTTGTATCCCAATAAAACCTTGTGTCTACTGGTACAGGGTCATCTTCCCATACCAAACCACGGCTTACCTTTTCAGCATCATCCCAAATCATCCAATTTTTAGGATGTTGAATACCGTTATCATCTGACCAAGCCCTACCTGCTCTGATAACTCTGTCATTATATTTCCAAGGCATTTCTATATTCTCCTAATTATCTGGCGTTAGCGTATTTGAATGGGTTTTTGGCAAAGGCCATATATATGTAATTATAATTACTAGCATTAAGAGAACCAGCAGAACTTCTAAACTTAAAACCATTAGATACAATATCCATAGCATTGGCAGACCCACCTGTTGCACTACTGCTATTAGGTAATAATGCTTCATCAGTTACGTTGAACGCATCACGAGTATCATCATAGATAAGCCAGTTTGTACCTCCGTTATCATAAAGCCGAATTAAAATCCAAGCTGGCCTAAACCCTGTGTAGACAAATGCGCCATCTGTGCTACCGTTGCCTGTGTAGGAACCAGCCTTGCTGTAGCCATCCACATCTGCGAAACAATACCCTACATAAGTACCACCAGAGGCATTTGCGCCACTACTTGTTCCAAGACTAAAAACAGAAGATGTGGGGGCGGTTGAATTCCAAAGGCTTGTGCTTGCTTCGGCGGCGGTTGAATTTAAAAATAGCACCTTACTTGCGCCAATAGCGGAGTGATACACGTTCCAGCCGTAACCACTAGTGTCCCTTCTTTTTACAATTAACATTGAGGGTGCTACACCCAAGCCGTGACCAACAGTAGCACTAGAAGAACCGTTGCCAGAATAAGTCACAACGCTAAACCCTGCGTCAGTATTCGCAGACACTTGTGACGTAATGCTACCATCAGTATTGCTGGCCGCTGTGCCGCCAGCTTTCCAGTTCCAGCCTACATAGGTGTTACTATTAAGATTTGTTGCACCTGTGCCAGTTACGTTATCACCAACTATAAATCCATCTGAAGCAAACCCATTAGTTAGGTCGGTATTTGTTTGTTCACTGTTACTCAAGTTACTAAATAACTGTTTTGTTCCACCCCTCACACTATCCATTAAGACATGAGTGTTAGCCGCAGACCTGTCTTTAATCCATACCCAATCAGGTTGAAACCCAACCCCACTAATTGTTCTGTCTTGCACAGCGTTACCAGTATAAAGCACCGTGTTAAAATTCTCATCACTAAGAGAATCACCTAGTGGTCCTACAACAGGTTCTGGAAGATTAGCTGTACACAAGGCAAGATAGCCAGCCGGTGGTGCATACTTGAAGTCACCAATGCCGTTGTCATCTGAGTTGCCGCCAGCGGTGGTTGCGCCAGAAAAGGTGCTGTCTTGACCGAAGTTGGCTCTCCACGTTTTAGTTCCAGAGG